TTGCGAGACACGGAATGGTAGATCAGGAAGTTGCTCCCGTAAGTCATATGAACACGCGGCGCGAACGAGGAATCTTCGAGCCTTCGGAAGGGGGAATCTACCTCGATCCCTCAGACCCGTTTGAGGCAGCGTGTATTAAGATCGTGGAAATGAACCGTAAGAAGCGACAGGACTACGCGCTTGACGGTGACCCTTTTAGTAATTTCCACATGAGCGTTGCGACACTCGGTGTAGATAACTTTGGGCCAATGGAGGCAGTCCTCTTTAATTTGGCTCAGAAGTTCGCACGCTTGCAAAGCCTGCGGAAGAATGGTAGACTGGATGCAGCAGCAAACGAAGCGGCAGAAGATACCTACCTTGACATTGCAGTCTACGGTGTGATCCTCTACTCTATGGTTCTGTCGTTTCAGGACAGCTAATACACAAACCGCTACACATGTTGAGGGAGCCTCCAGAAGGGGGCTCCCTTTTCATGTCCTGTAAGAAGGAGTGGAATGGCACTCGAACTACTGCCTCACCAGAAGGTAGCCGTAGAAAAGTTCCGTGGAATCCCTGCCGTGTTCATCGGGGACTCCATGGGGGTCGGCAAGACGCTGACCGGCGTTCAGAGGGATCTTGATATCCGTGCAGCGTGGACGCCATCGCAAAAGGACAGTCACTTTAGGACACTCATCGTCTGCCAGAAGGGCGGCCTCTCGGTCTGGCGTTGGCACCTGGAGCAGATGGGGGTATCTCCTAATCGCATCCTTGTGGTCGATCCTAGCGATAGGACTCGATTCAATACTGAGTTGGAGCTTGGTGCTCTCAATTTCGATTACTATATTGTGCATTGGAATGCTCTTGCTCTACTGTCTGGATTGATGGTTCCAAAGAACTGGCACCATGTGATCGCGGACGAGGTCCAATACGCTAAGAATCCTAAGACGAAGCGGACTCGTGAGTTCAAGAAGATCCCGTGCACTTTCCGCACTGCGATCTCAGGTACTCCTGCCGATGACAAGCCACAAGATTTCTGGTCCCCGCTTAACTGGCTTTACAAGAAGCAGTTCTCGTCGTACTGGCGTTTCTATAACAAGTACCTGAAGTGGCACACGCACCCTCACGGGTACCGAATCATTGACGGTGTGCAGAACATCGGTGAGTTGCACGACCTGATTAGGCCGTTCTACATTCGGCGAACGCTCACCGAAGTCATCGATGACATGCCAGAGAAGACGCATTCCACTATCCGTGTGGAAATGACAAAGCGTCAGCGGCGTGACTACAATGCAATGGAGAAGTACCAGGTTTCCCGTTTGGGTGACCGCGAGGAAGAGCTAGTCGTTACTCATAAGATCGCAATGTATATGCGATTGCTCCAAATGACCATGGGTACTTGTGAACTCGACTGGTCTTTGGTAGAGGAAGGCAAGCGCGACTCGCCTGTTGTTCGGATCAATGAGCCATCCCCGAAGATCGATGCCCTTATGGAACTCATTGAGGAGCATCCTGAGGAGCAGTTCGTAGTTTTTACTAACTTCCGTGACGTTGTAGGGATGGTTCTGGACCGATGCAAGAAGGAAAAGATTTCAACTTCTCACATCACCGGGTCCGTCCTGTCACAAGCCGCCCGCGATGCTGCGGTTGCCGACTTCCAATCGGGGAAGGCACGCGTCTTTGTTGGGACCGTGAAGGCGGCGGGTACCACCATTACCCTTACTGCTGCTCACACCCTGGTCTTCCTGGACCGCAACTGGAATCCGTCGGTGAATGAGCAGGCTGAGGACCGAATTTGGCGTATCGGTCAGAAGAATGCGTGCCAGATCATCGACATTATCGCAGAAGACACTGTAGATGAACCTCGTTTGAAGAAGATTTGGCAGAAGGCACAGGCCGTAAAGGATGTAGTGAACGTAAAATGAATGAAGATTCGTCCTCGGACACCGCACCGGGCAAGGTCAGCAATGAACCCGAGTGGTGCCAGGCCGAAATCTGGCCGTCGTGGTCCAACCGCTGGATCCGGTGCGGCTCCGCCATCGTCAACGGCCGATGCGGCAAGTACGGGCACATGCCGGTCCCCACAGGCGGCGACACTAGGTTCCACCCGGAGCCGGTTGGGCCCTCGTACCTCACCGATGAGCAGCGGCAGGCAATCCGGGAGCTTGGGTTCCCCAGGGGCGACACCGAGGAGACTAATTCATGAGCCATACTGAAACCCAGTTCTATATTACTTCCGGGGTAGACAGGGAGGTGATCGTCCAGAAGGCAACTCAGTTCGTTAAGCGTGATGGCTACACGGCAGTAGTGCACGCACACTCGTATAACGTGTTCGAATGCAACGAGCAGTGCCTCCAACTCCCTAAGCAGGAAGAAGTTAAGACAAGTGACGGCTCCCCTGTATGAACTGCCTGGAAATGATATTGCTCGTGTCCACGCGATCGATGTTCTAGAGCATCTTAATTCGTTGGGCAAGACACCTTACATTGCACAGAGGTTGGCACGGTTCGGGATTTTGGGAAGGCGCTTCTCGGATATCGAGTGTCCTCTCTCAATTTATCTCGTAGCTGTGCTGCCTGAGGTGCAGTGTGCAGCGGTGTCAATGGCGTGGGTGTCCCTGTACTCTGATGACAGGCGCAAGGCACAGTGGCGAGTCCCGGTCTCCCTTCGAGACTACCCACTCATTAGGAATTTCATCAAGGAAGTCGACCGGGGACACTTTCCGGCCCTCTTGCACAACCCTTCACCTGCGTGCTATACTTGAACATGTCAGACAGCCCCCTGACTGACACAATGGATTGACTGCTAGAACTTGAAAGGCGTGCCGAGTATCTAGCAGACAGCGCGGAGGCTGGTCCCGTCCTCTATCCAACACGGGACATACAAACTTAACTAAAGACGTCCTGTTCGCACCTACTGACATAGGTACGCTGAACAGTGGCCGTGGAGAAAGCCTCTCGCTCTAGCGTCGAAAAGGAGAGGCATTTAGCTACCGGTGGTCTTCCTTCCGGTGGGGCGGCGACAGTCGTCGGGCGTTGTGGTTGTGCAAAAAGAATTAGATCACGGGGCGAGTCAAACTCCGTCCCGGGTAGAGAATCGGGTAACTTCCAGCTATCCGATTTGCGCATGTGAAGCACCACGGTTAAGGTTCGTTCGCAGGAGTCCACCCCGGGTTCCTTTCGCCTGTGTCATGAACGTTCCTGCTCAAACCGTGATCTAATTCCAATCTCCAATAGCTCAATTGGCAGAGCAACGGACTGTTAATCCGTTGGTTCCTGGTTCGAGTCCAGGTTGGAGAGCGGGTAGAAGGAAACGGCTACCTTTATGTTAGTCCCCTGGGGGACGGGGCTAGAAACAAATAGTCCTCCACCAAGGCCCAATAGCTTAGCTGGTTAAAGCGCCACCCTGTCAAGGTGGAGATCGCGGGTTCAAGTCCCGTTTGGGTCGCGAGTTGGGTACTGCTCACAAGGGACTGGTTCGGGGAAAGCTACCTGTTAGGGGATTGGATCGCTCAGCGACAACCCCTAACCTGTAGTAAGGTGACCGGTAGCAGTACCCAACTCTCCCAATTAGGAGTCTAAGTGATTATCCTGGGTTTGATTCTGTTGGTGCTGGGGCTTGTCCTTGGTATTAGCCTTCTGTGGTACATCGGTATTGCACTTCTGATTATCGGTGTGATTCTGTTTGCGCTTGGTGCGGCTGGTCGTCCAGTCGGTGGTCGTAGGTACTGGTATTAACCCATAAGTATCCGAGGGGTGCGTCTCGGTTCGGAACCCGATTCACAGCCGGTTTTGTCGGCCGTCGTGTGCAACGACTCAGTGATAGGTAATCCGGAGGTCCAAGTCAATGGGCCAACAACGCACATAACTATCCGTGGCGCAGTTTGGTAGCGCACCTGCTTTGGGAGCAGGGGGTCGCAGGTTCAAATCCTGCCGGGTAGACCGTGGGTAGTCCACAGTAAGTAACTGAATTGGTCCATGTGCAGTGAACACTGTGACTTCCGGCCCACGAAGAAACCCCCGTAGGTTTCCCTCTTAAATGAGGCCCTACGGGGGTTTCTTTATTCAGTTGTTATTCAGTTATAAAACACCGAACGCTCTCAGGCGCTCGGAGCCTCATCGGTGGACGTGGTCGAGGAGTCCGCTGGGGGAACGTCAGCGGGAACCTCAGCCGGGGAATCGGCCGGGTCCGTCGAGACACCACCCGAGGTCGTCTCCGTGTCGGCCGGAACCGGAGTGTCGGCTGGAACAGGCGCGTCCGTACCACCCGGGGTAACCGTGGTCTCGCCACCGACATCCGGAGTCGAGTTGCCAGCGTTGACGTCGTTCCCGTTGTCGGTCACGTCACCGGTAGTGCTGCCCACGGTGTTGGTGTGCTGAAGCACAGCCTGAGCAGCAGCTTCGAGCTGGTCAGCCGCAGCCTGAGCAGCAGCGTTATCGTTATTCGCAAGAGCATCCCGGAGCTGCGAAGTGAGATCCTGAATCTCGTTCGCCTGCTGCTCAAGGGCGGCCATCGCGTCATTCGCGGCCTGCTGGTAGTCAGCCATTTCCCGCCTTACCTTTCCTAATTCATCCAGGACGAAGGTCTTGATATCTGCAACCTGAGTACGAGCCCAGGTGTAGAGGCCCTTAATATCTTCCTCTAGACCCGACAGGCCCATTTGCTCACGCTCCCAAGCCTGTGGCATATCACACGTCCAGAGTTGTGGAATAGATTTGCGTTGTGCTTACAACACAAGAATACCCCGCCAGGCACAAGTCTGCACCTAACGGGGTATCTTGTCTTGCGAACTACATTTAGCGGTCGTCTCCGTTGCCGTTAAGCGAACCGGAGGTAGCTCGTCGCCGAAGCTTTTCCAGATTCAGCTTAGCAAGGTCATCAAGGTCCATGCCAAGCTCAGCGGCGAGGTTCGCGACATACCAGAGGACGTCACCCAACTCCTTACCGAGGTCTACTGTGACGTCTGCGAGTGCGAGTCCGTCTCGGTAATACTTCTTCCACTTGTTTGCGAGTTCCCCTGACTCTCCGATGAGTCCGAGGATGCAATAGTTGATGCAGAAGTCGGTGGGCTCGTCTCCGTCTGAGTTGTAGATGGCGGTGGATTCGGCGCGCTGCTGGTACTCGTTGAGATCCATTGATTATCCTCAGGAAGTGGTGTCGTCGTCGTCTGACTTGTATCCGGAAGCGACGTTGAAACGATAGGTGAAGATCCCTGGGGAATCTCCGTCGTCGTATTGGGTGACGGTGTAGTGGTTAAGGTCGTGGAAATGGACTGAGAATCCCTTTGTAACGTCAATGTCGGACGGGATTCTGAGGATGGAACGCTTACCGAAGGATTCGACCTTGTGGGTATCGGTGGTAGAAATGGCACACCTCTGATGGTTTGGGAGAGGACGGGGAATCCCAAATAGAAAGCAGCAAAAGTTAAGCCTAGTGGTACACCCAAAAGAGCCGCACCCAAACTCAATTTTAGAGTTAAGATGCGGCTCTCCGGGTCCAGATATAACCAGTCTGGACAGCGCATGACTACCTAAGCTTTAGAATCTGACCAGGGTAGATCTTGTCAGGGTTAGTAACCTGATTCCTATTCAGATTCCACAGAGCCTTCGTCTTCATGCCATACGAAGCAGCAATTTCCGACAGCGTGTCCCCTCGCACCACTCGATGAGTCCGTGGTGCGGTGGAAGAGGCCACCGAGTCGTGAACTGGCGTAGTTACGGTCGAATGCGTTTGCTGTGGCTTCACCGATTCCGTATGGGTCGATGGCGTGGAGGTCCCACGGCTTGACCTCGGAGTCGGCGAGGGCTTTGCGTGAGTCAGATTTGCGCGAACGGAACTTCCCGAAGAGGTTAATGCTGCTCCCACCTTTCCACTCCAACATGACTTCGAAGCAAGCCATGGCTGCGTCCCTCGTGCAGCCAAAAGCGAAGCGGCACGAGCATACTGTTCACTCACGGATGCATTCCTGGGATCTCCACTACCACCCACCGAACGCCAGGTAGGCAGATCAAACTGGAACAGACCGAAATGCGTACCGTTAGAGGCATTCGGGTTACCGGACGATTCGCACTGAGCGATAGCGTCCAGAATTCCAGTCTCTGCTGCGCTGGCGTCCGTCGGGTTGATTAAGGATACCCCGGACGCGCTTGCAACTCCAAGTCCGAGAGCCAAAAACTTTCCGGTGGTCGACACCCTAGGCTCACGCACTACCGTGTGATTACCCATTATACATCAATCCTTCCGAAGGTGTAACCCGGCCACAGTGAGAGAAGGAGAGGGCCGGGTCCAGGGCCACCTTGGGTAATCACTTTGCCATTGCCAGCGTAAATAGCTACGTGGCCAGGCCAAAAGACAAGGTCGCCAGGAACTGCATTACCTTCATCAATTGGAGTAGCTTGTGCCTGAAGGGTGACGGATGCCCTGTACGGAACATTGGGGTCAATCTTCTTTAGGACAAGCCAAACAAAACCAGAGCAGTCCAGAGAAAGAAGAGACTTTCCGCCATACACGTACGGAATATTCGCACCCAAAAAACTTTGAGCTGCCAGGTAAATCCTACTTTGAACCGTCCCCTGGGGAGCCGAGGGCGGGTCAGAAGTGGGAGCAGGCGGTGGATTCGTGACCTTGGTAGCTGGCGCGGGTTTAGCCGGTGTAGTTGGCTTCCGCGAGGTCGTTTGAGTGCTCGTATTCGGTTGTACGGAAGGCTTTACCTTACCAGGTGAGGGAGTAGTTGTGGTAGTGGCCTGAGGCGGTGCAGACGAGTGAATCGGTGAAGATGCAGGGTCACTCGGTGTGATTGTAGTCACCGCTGTTGAAGGATAATTCTCAGATTGAGACGTTTCTGCGCTGGGGACGGGGGTAAGGGAGATATCTTCAGGTATTCCACTAGCCAATTCTGAAGATGGAATCCCGGGGATCTGTTCCAGCGCATGAGGGTACAGAAAATCAATGGTGAGGGTCGCCGCAGCTCCGTTGAGCAGGATCAGACCCGCTAGAACTCTCGGCGAAACCACCTTGCTTTTCGCTCGGTGTTTACCTCTCGACATTATGAATCCCTAAAGCCTCACTCCCGGCCCCCTGTTACTATTGTGGGGGTGGAGCGGGAGGCTCGTTGTGGTTTATTCTGAAATCCTATTAGCGCCGGGTTCTGGAGAGAAGATCTCCTTCACCCTTCGTGACGCTAACAAGCAAGCTATCGACTTCACTATTGGTTATTGGGCTGCTCGCCTTAGTATTGTACGCTACCCGGGCTGTCTAGAGGGAGCCTTTCATATTACGGGCACCAATAATCAAACGGGTACTGATTCACATTGGCTCACACTTAGTGACAGCCAAGTTGTGATGATTCCTGACCCTGCTGTTACTTCTGAGTGGAATTTCTCCCGCTACCACTACGATTGCTTCCTGATTGGCCCCAACGTCACGGCTCCGCCAATCCGGATAGCGCACGGTCCTTTCCTGATGGACCTGTGATTTAAAAATAGAGAGGTAAAGATATGGCAGAGGACCGTCCACTCCGGAATTGCATTGGGTGTGGCAAGACTGATACCGCCCCACGCGATGCGGTTGCGCTTCCGGATGGCAATGTTGTTTTCTGGCACATGGATTGCCACGTGCTTGCGACGGATTGCCCTGTGTGCAAGGCCGTCCTGGATACCGCTGGTGGTTTTGGTAGCCACCTGAAGGATGACGCTCTCGTGGACCACCTCACTGATCCTGAGGTCCGTGAGCAGCACGAGATTTTCACTACGGATGACGCAGCTGGTTACGCTGCTAAGCTGGCGGAGGGTAAGTAATGGCTGTTCTTGATACTTCTGAGGCCAACCGGCTTCTCGAAGCCATTGTCGGTAAGACTACTTACCCGGCTACTGTTGGCCCGCTGAAGATGCGGCTCAATACCGCTGTCGGTTCGGACTCTGCGGCTGGTACTGAGGTCACCGCGTCCGGTGGTTACACCGCTGGTGGTCAGGCTGTCACCACGTGGAACGCTGCTGCGTCTCGGCAGATCACCAACTCGTCTGTCGTTTCGTACACGAACATGCCAGCGGCTACGGTGACGTCGGTTGACTTTTACGACCAGGCGGGCACTCCAGTCCGAAAGCTCTACGGCGCTCTCGGTTCTAACAAGGTTGTCGCTGCTGGCGATACGCTCTCGTTCGCCGCGAGTTCTATCACCGTCGGCTTTAGCTAATAGTGAGGGTGGCCCGTCACCAGCGGGCCACCCTTCTAATTGAATACTGAGTAAGGGGCCGTAGTGGCAATCACGTTTGTTAAGCAGACTCAGGCTTCTGGTTCTGCTACAACGACGCAGACGTTTTCGAATACGTCTACCACTGCTGGTAACCTTCTCATTCTGTTTGAGGCAGTTGGTTCTGCAACTACCACTGCCAAGGTTACTAACGTCACCGGCGGAACTGCGGATGCAAACGGTTGGACGAAGGTAGCCGAATTCATCGGTACCTCGACCCTGAACGGCCTTTACGTATGGATGGCCCGGGTCGGTACCCCTGGTACTGCTAACATCACGGTTACCTTCGCTGCCTCTGGCGCGAGTTTCCCACAGCACAACGTCTTTGAGTTCTCGGCTGGCCTCGGTGCGTCTACCCCGTGGACTGTCGATGATGCTCAGACGAAGTCGAATGCCAGCGCGGCGACTATTGCATTCCCTACTGTCACAGCTACCGGATCTGGTGAGCTGCTTTGGGGTATTGCTTCTGCGAACACTGCTTCTGCTAATGGTGCGACGGCAGGTAGCACAACCGGTGGGTACGTCTGGAAAACAGACGCTTTCGCCGATGCCATGGTCTATAACCTGTCGGTTGGACCTGGTGCTATTACTCCACCTCCAGCGAACAATACCGCGACTGGTACGTCGAACTCAATTGCGGTTCTGTTTAGTGTCATCACTTCACAGACTTATCAGGGTACAGCTACTCTCACCATTGTTCCGTCGTTTGACGGTCAAGGTGTCATCACTACTTTCCCAACGAGTAGCATTGTCGGTTCTGCTACTCTCTCGATTTCGCCTGCTGAAACTCAGGCTGCTCCGACGACGCTGACTGCCTCGGGCACGCTCTCTGTCAGCGGGACACGACAGCAAGCCGCGTCGACCTCGCTCACGACCACAGCGACCCTCTCGGCAAGCGCAGTTGATACTAGTTTTGCTACGGAAACGCTCACGGCTACCCCGACACTCTCGGTATCGGGTGTCGTAACGAAGCTGCCAACCTTCACGGCAACGGCTACGCCAACGCTGTCTGTGAATGGTGTTACCACTAAGTTCGGTAGCTTCACCGGAACTGCTGTACCGACTCTTTCGGTCGCAGGAACGATGACACAGTACGTCACGGTCACTCTTATTGACCTGGTGACGGAAACGTTGTTCGGTGTAGACACTCAGTTCGGCAGTATTAATCTGAGTGCGGTACCGACATTCAGTGCGACGTATTCCTACACGGGATTCTCGTCGGTCACTCTGAATGCAGTTCCTATCCTCTCAATGAGTGGGGTGATTACACAGTTCGGGACGTTCACTGCAACGGCGGTGCCGACCCTTACTGTTAACGGAACTCGGATTCAGTTCGGCACTACGTCTCTGACGATCGTACCCACGTTCGATTTGTCAGTAGTGACCGTTAGTGTCTCCCCGGTTGCGTTTACTGCTACGCCAACGCTCTCGGTGAGCACGGTCCAAACCAGCTTCGGTACTTTCACTGGGATTGCTACTGCTACCTTCAGCAGTGATGCGTATCAGATCCTTGTTGGTACCTTCACGGGGATTGCTACTCCGACACTGAACGTCGTCGGTGTGCCAATCGATTACGCTACAACGTTGTTGACTGCGATCCCAACTTTGGACGTAGTTGGTATCCCGATTGACTACGCCACAACGGCGCTCACGGCAGTTCCCACGCTCAGTGTGAATGCGTACGAGATTCAGTACGGCGTCCTGAGTGTGACTGCGGTTGCGACTCTCGATGTGAATGCGGTAGTGATTAAGCTGCCGACGTTCACTGGCATTGCCACAGCAACCTTTGCCCTGACGCAAGCGATCATTGGGGTGGGTGCTACTGTCTTCACGGCGCACCCAACGATCGCGCTGGCGATGACGGGTGATTATCACCTTACGCTTACGCTCAGTGTCGTTCCGGAGTTGTTTGTCGACATAGACGCAAACGTCTTCGGAACGGTACCGCTGAATGTAGTAACTTATCTTAACCTGAATGGGGTACGGGACCAGCCCGGTACTGTAACGATCCTCGCTGACGCCGTTATCGTCGTCGCTGAGCCCCTGAGGACCCTCTTCGGTGTCATCACCCTAGAGGCATCCGTTGATCTTGTTACAGAGGCAATCAGGACGGCTTTTGGTTCGTCCGATTTGACCATTTTGCCGGTTATCAGCCTGGATGAGGTAGTTACTCAATTCCCGGTAGTCAATTTCAACGTGATCACACAGCTTACGATTGCTGCGTTGGGGATTGACTACGGTGATACGACTCTGACGGCCGTTGCTCAGTTCGCAAACTCGTTCATCAAGACGTTTACGTTTGCTACGTTCACTGCTCAGCCAACGGCAAGCATTACTGCGGTCTACCAGCAGTTCATTACGCTTACGCTGATCGCTCAGGCTCAGTATTCTACTGGCTATCTGCGTACTCTCTTCGGTACTGTCAATATGACTGCCGAGGCTTTCCTCAGCATCCCCTACGTGGTGATGCTTTCCTTCATTCACCTGATTCAGGACCCGGAGATCTTCGTCGAACTCTCGTTTAACGAGGTTCCGTTGCCGATCTCGGTGACCTATGATGGTATGACTCAGGCTTACCACAGTGTCGGAGAATGGCAGAGGTCCGACCCATCCTTGGTTAAGGTGAGTCGGACCCCTGGATACGGCGGTTACTCCACTACTCGCTGGGAGTAAGCTTAATCGTGGTGAGCACTTCCAGAACCGCATTCTTAACGATAGCCGCAATCTGAGCCTCATCCCCCAACGGAGTGGGAGCGGCATCAGTAGCGGTCGTGGTGGTCGCCGAGGTAGCTGCACCGACTGCATCATTCACGATGGTAGTCAGGGCCTCCATACGCTCATTGTTCCGACGCAGGTAATCAACCACCGTCAGAACCTCGTTGGAACCGCCCTCGAAGGTCGGCCAACCCGTCTTCCCATCCGGGTTAGTCTTCGTGTTCCCCGAGTAGAGCTGAAAGTTCAGGTTCCTCGCAATAGCGAGAAGTTCCTTCTGCTCGTCGTCAGTCAGTGCCATAAGAAATCCGTCCCGAGAAGTATTAGTAGGTTGAACAGGATTAACAGCAGGAGCAGGGGGATTAGGAGCAGTGTTTCCAACGAGAGCAGACAGCTCCGATAGCGTTCCCCGGAAGGCATTCGCATCAGTAGTGTGTCCTGCGACTCGTGCGGCGGAAGTGAACTGCAATACCGCTACAGAATTTCCCCCGTAGCCATCCCAAAAGTTAGCTGGGACCCGCTGGTAGTTCTGAGAGGCATATCCAACTGTATTGTCCGGATACCGTGACGACCAGAGCTTTGGCAATCCGTCCAGAGAAGGGGAGCCAATCTGCTTCCAATACCACTGAGGCAGATACAGAAGTGGAACCTTTGCCCCGAGACGCTGACATTCATTAAGGAATGCCTTCACGTTCTGGATATCGCCACTGCCCTGCTCAACGTCGAGGCATCCTGGGACACCCGCAACCATCAGAGCCTTAGCAAAAGTCTGAGCCTGTGCGCACGGGTCATCGGTCGTCAGGTAGTGGTACCCGAGAGCGACCATACCGAGCTTCTTGGCCTGCTGGAGCCATGGTACGGAGCCAACGTACGAAGCGGAAGACTTCCCCTGGGAGAGCTTGCAAATAATAAAGTCAAAGCCCTCCTTGTGGATCTGCTCGATCGAGATACCAGCCTGATATCCCGGGTGCAGATCGACGCCCCAAAGCGGAGTCGTCATCGGCTACTCCCCTGCGACACCGGCGGGAGGCACGTAGTGGTCGCCTTCCTGGCCGTGGTTTTCCTGGGACCCCGGAAGGAACGTGGACTCATCGTTCCTGTTAAAACCACGTTCCTGAGCTGCGAAATCCAAGTTATCCTCATTGTCATTATCAGAGGAATTGAAATCGCCACGAGACACAAGATCGTGATTTGGGTCATCGTCTGGCAAACGCTTGCCAATTCCCATCGAGACTCCAAACACAGTATAAACGCAGAAAGGGGACCAACCCAAAGGTCGGTCCCCATTCTACCCTGCGTCGCGGTCAGGTCTAGTTGGCGGATTGATTGGGTACAATCCCAAACTCCGCCATCACTGCCCCAATGTGCTGCGGAGCCTCCGCAACAACGGTAGCGAACTCCAACAGGAATGCGTGATTGTTATCCTGAGTGCAGCCAGAGGTGAAACACTCCAACAGAGAGTCTAGAACAGTGTTGCAAATGTGCGCCATGTCGTTGTAGATCGTCTGACCGGTAGCGATGTTCACCTTGTCGAACACCTCAACCGCAATGTCAAGCTGGTCATCGAAACCCTGACCGAAATACTTCGGTCGGATCTGGTCCCGAGTGACCTTCCGGCAGTAGTCCAGACAGACCTTGGCAAAGTTGTACGAAGCCGGGTCAGACAGAGCGTTCTGAAGTTGAGCGCGAATAGCGGGAGAGACCTCAATCATTAGAACTAGTCCTTCCAAGTATCCGTGAGGGGAGAGTAAATCTTCAGTTCCTTGACGATGTAGCAAACAGCCTGTCGTACTGCGTCGTTCATGTGACGCTTGGGAGTCTTGGGAGTCTGGAACCAACCGAGCTTTTCAAGCTTTAGGTCTGTAGCGAATCCCTTTCCCTCAGAAGACATGTAACTCTTCATCGGAATCTCGTACTGCTGTGAAAACATCTTTATGATTCCGATGTACTCACAGGATACCAGCTCAACCTTCGCCTTGCCAAACGACCCGTCGGTTGCGTGCTGTCGGAACGTGAAGGCTTCCGTAACAAGGTGAGAATCTATAAGATTCTCCTGACATTCTCCGTACCATTTCTCTAAGAGAGTACAGAGATCTGCGTGGTGCTCTTGTGGTCCAAGCTGACCAACCATGATACCAAAAGAATCAAGAGCGAGTTCGTTTGACATTGCCGGTTGAGATACTGAAATTTCACACCAACCGGTTGTCCCACCGGGGTCGAATGCGAGCAAAGAGAAAGGCTCGATCAGGCGAGGCTCAGACCTCCGCCCAGTTGTTACCAATCTTCTGGTCGGTGTCGAATCGGACATAGTGTTCGGTCACCTCCTCTGCTACCTCAATCATCACTCGGGAAATCAGCTCTGCAATCTTAGGAGCTTCCTCAGGGGTTGCTTCTGCGTAGATCGCATCGTGCACAAGGTTTACGATATAGACGTTGTGCTCGAATGTCAAGCGGCAAGCCGCCTCGATCACGATATCCGATGCACAGCTCTGAGCCATGAAGCTCTTAGCTTCATTACGAACCGAGTGTTGATTCAACTCAGTAACAAGATGGAATCGACGATGACGACCAAAAGGACTAACGAGAGGAATCCCAGCACATGCATTGTCCGCCATCATTTCCAGAAAGTCAGTGATGTTTGGGATGACTCGCTGGAATGTGTTCATGTGACCCTGAGCTTCCCTCACGTCCATGTTGAATTCAGGGTCAGCAGCGATGCCAGCAGCAGTCCGGCCGTAAGCCATACCGTAAGCGAAACCCTTGACCAGCGGTCGAATGGGATCCGCTTTAACTTCAGGATCACCCACATTCCTAAACTTAGCAGGAAACATGGAACGGCATAGCTCAACAAAGAGATCCCGGCTTGGGTCATTGAAGATCTCCCGAGTGAATTCTTCCTTGGCTAGCCAGGTAAGGACCCGGAGTTCTGCCTGAGACATGTCAACGCCGACGAGAACACGTCCAGGACGGCCAGGAATGAATTGCTTCTTGATTTCCTTTGCTCGGGGGATATTTTGACTGTTAGGGTTGCGAGCACTGAGCCGTCCGGAAGTAGTCCCGTGGATGAGAAATGAAGGGTGGACGGTACCAGCTTCTGTGACTCTGGCTCGCATTCCTCCGACAAAGGTGCCATCCATTTTAGTGATAGCTCTAATGGCGAGAATATCTTCGGTGACTTGCTTGACATCTTCTGGCACCTCGTGTCGTGGCAGCAGAGATTCCAGAACCTCAGCCGCAGTCGTCTCCATGATGACGCCATGGTCTGCATACCATTGCTTCACCTGATCCGGAGAGTTCGGGTTAAGCGGATGCGGTTCCCTCAGCTTCTTCTGTGGAGATTCCGGATTTGCCACCATTGGAAGGCGTGCAGCAATTTCACCGGCCTCTGCCTGGTACTTTGCTGAGAGAGCTTCCGAGTATGCAATGTCGAAGCCCATCCCCCGAGGCTCGACAAACGTAAGCATATTTGAGGCTCGCAGCATGAACTGGTAAGGCCGACTGATTCCGAGCTGATCAATCTGCTCTGAGAAGAAGCCATCCAGCAATCGCGTGACGTGAACATCAAACGCGTTATACTTGTGTAGGATCTCGGGAGGGATATTCGCATAGTCGATCGGACCCTTGCCGTCCGGACCCTTAACGTACGGCGCGATCTCATGCTTCCAGTCCGGTGTCCCGAGCCATTCCATACCCATGTATTCAAGGCCGTGGACACCGCCGTACTCATTGATGGTGTAGGAAGCAAGCATGGTGTCACCAGCTAGCTTGGGACCTCTAAAGTCTTCATACCCAAGCCATGCTCGAAGGACACCGATATCGTATTTTCCATTCTGGCATTTAATCCGGCACTCATCCAACATGCGCATGAAGGCACGTCGCACCACGCGGTTTTCAAAGATATCTGCGGAGAAAACGTAGACGTGATCCGCATTTCGTACATCAGAGGGGCCGACACCGATGCAGAGCATCTTTTGCATGTGAACGTTACCATAAGAAACGTCCTTCTCTGCTCCGACCTCAATATCTACGTAAACGGATTCGTCACGGTTGAGGTCAATGATTTCATCAATGAGTTCCGCAGCCTGTTCGAATCGGTGGGACTGAACAGAAACAACTTCCCAAGACGGTTCGTACCAACCCTGCGGAAGGTGGTCAGCCGAAACAGCCTTGCCGAGATCAGCAATCAGATACGGAGTTTTTTCTTGGCTTCGGAGGCAAGCCGCAGGATGGAAGGCAGGCACCACCTGCATACCTTCCAGAAGCGCGGAGGTCTTCGGCCGTCCAGCCCTCAAAGAGGTGATACCAGCACGTGCAATGTCTTTCGGGAATACAGACTGGACAGCTGAGTTGCCCATCGGTACAACAGTCTGGACTCCGGAATCTTTCAGCTCCGCGAGAAGACGTGGGCGGCAGCATTCGATAGCCTCCGGGGGAAGTTTCTTAAACGACTCCGGGTAGTGGCAAGCACATGCGTTAGCAAGTACCACATCGTCGCGCTTTACTCCGTACTGGTCGAGGATTGCTCCGAGGAGTTGGCCTGACGCACCGACAAAAGGCTCGCCCTTAGCAATCTCTTGCTTCGCAGGTGCCTCTCCAACAATCGCAATCCTGTTCGTAGGCTTGCCAGGATCGCTAACTGGACCAAACACATCACTAACAGCAGGATCAGCTGTAGGGAATCGTGTAGGGACATAGCGACCCCTTTTGTAGAGCGGGCATTCCTCGCAGTTAGCTAGTGGGTGCTTCCGGCCCTGGAATTCGTCGGAGTCGGCGGTCTGAGACTTCTTGTTCTTCAGGGTCAGTCTTATAGGCTTCGTCTTCGTCGCTGACAAAACGATACTCCACTCGCGATTTCTTGGTGGCACCCTGTCCTGCAAGGGTGACAATCTTAATGTTGCCCCGGGCCACCAAGGTTTGTTCGATATCGGAAATGTCCTTGGACTTCACGTGGAACTTCCGCATAATCTCACTGCGGCTAGCACCACCGTTGTCCTTGATGTACTTTACAATCTTGATTGCTTTCTTTTCCCAAGGGTTGAGGTCGGGAGTTACCTCAATTCCCCTGGCAAACTCCATTGCGCTACTAACCCACTCATTAGAGTAGCGGATCGCAGTCACAACGTCAATATACTCGACTACGGTGCTTTGCCTAGAACCGGCAAGGAGAATAGCAATCTTGATAATAGAGTTTGACAACCGGGTGAGGATGGGAGTGTAGAGATTGGGAGTGGTAGTCGCCTCACCCAGCCGGGTAGCGTCGTCCTGGAGCTGCTGAATCCGAGTCCACGCATCGGGAGTGGCCGTCATCTCGCGAGGCTCAGGTTGCTTAGTAACCTTCTTAGTCATCCCCGCGATGGTGATGGTCTGCGTAGTCGGCTGCTGAATCCAGAACGCAGCGATCTCCTGGACTTCCTTCAGGATCTCGTCACGAGGGTTGGCACCCGTGGCGTCCGCAACCGGAGGTCCGATAACCCGCATCCGGTCGGGAGTGGTGGAACCGGAAATGAAGATGAACCGTGGGAGGAATCCGGAGCGGATATGGTCCATCGTGCAGATTTCCTGCATCCGGTCCTTAATTCCACCAGACAGGATGACCAGGCGTGGCTTCTTCACCTCAATTTTTCCAGAGCGAAGGACCCGCATTTCCTCCATGCCGTCGTACATTCTGGTAAAAGACTCCAGAAGGCCGGACATGTAGTCCTTGCGCATCTGCTCAATCCAACCCGTGATTTCGTCACGGTGGAAAAGCGAAACTTTGCCATCCCGGTCTGACATTTCCGAAAGAATACCCTCAGGGGAACCGTCGGTACCCATAAGGTAGTCCAGACCGGAGTCAGTAAGGAGACGCTTTGCCATGTCCATTGAGGTGGACTTGCGCGTAATGGTGGTGCCAGCGAGGATCATCGCCCAAATGTTCGGACGGATCTCACCGAAGGAGGTTCGCAGTGTGGTGTACGGGCAAATGATGGTGGAGAGTATTACTGCTGCGGCTAGTGTGTGATACTGTTGGGGAGCATCGGTAACTGACGAACCCCACTCGCGATACCTGTCAATGAACGTCTCAGGCAGGTCGTCAAGTTCGGGGTCCTCGATTCGCGCGAACGTGGTACGGTGCCCGCGAACCAACGAGAGATTACCTGACTCTCCACCTCTATTCCTGTTAGCCACCTTGCGACCTTTCTTAACAGAGTGTGGAGACGGAAAGGCCGCCCCCTTTCAGGGGCGGCCTTCCGACTAGCTATTACCGACTGTCACTCATCGTCGGCGATGATGAACTGGTTGATCCGGTTCCGAGCCGCGTACTCCTGAGCGCCAACCTTGCGCGCTGGCTGAATACCGACCTTCGCGTCCAGCTCCTCACCGAGCAGGTCATCGAAATCAACCTCGATCTCGCCCTCCTCGGGAACCTCAGCGCCGAAAGCCTTCAGCATCGCCTTCAGCCGCCACAGAGAGTTCTCAGTGATGGTGACGTTGTCGAAGATCTTCCGACCGTTGTACTTCTCGTTCTCGTTGTCCACGATCTCGTACGTGAAGTCGTACTTCGTGGCACCGTAGTTCTCAGAGGACTCCGACTTAACGGTGCCCTCCTTGTAGTCCTGGAGCGAAAGCCGGTACTCGCCTGCCGGAACAGGCTCGAACGACTTCTGGTCCGGGACACCAGCGAAATTCACGGTCAGAGGCATTTGCCACTCACTTCCTCAGAGAGATTCCAGGCCGCTTAGCCGACTCGGATTCAGGTGTTGCGATCTTCCTGCCCGTCCAGTAATCGAAAATCTCACTCATGGTGGGATTCACGATGGTTGCGGGCATCTTGCCCGTCCTGTCCTTTGCCGTCCAGGTCTTTGAACGTGCAGTTTCGAGGACGCGTTCACCCTGCTTGTTGAAGTGATAGTAATAGATATCGTTCAACATGCCGGGTGCCTCCTTCGCGAAAGAAGGAGAGAATGAGGGGACGAGTTCCTGAAGCGCGGAGTCCGGCTTCGAGAGGTCACGCTCCCACGCAATAAAGATTGTGTATACCGGGAGCCCACGGAAAGCTCGAATCAGCTTCCGCATCTGCTCCGAGTTCTTATTCCAAGTTCCGTCTGCCCACGAACCCGTGAGGACGTCATCAAACTTGAAAGTCTTAGGAGACTCGTTGTGAAGGTGAGCCATGCCCTGCTTCTGAGCCTCAGTAAGGTTGTCAGCGATGACGGTCCGCCATCCCTCAGCCCCTACTGTACCAGCTTGCGGGTCTGCTGTCTTCGCCAGGTACTCGTATGCGTTCTGGAGGTCACTGATGCTATCAATATCCAGAACATCAATGTCCGGGAACTTCTCGGCGATACCCTCACCGATGCCGTTCTCAATATTAAGGTGAAGCACCGGGGACATTTCGGGAACCAAGCAAGCACTAGCACCAAGAGTCGACTTACCGATACCCGACCCACCGTAAAGCATGATGGATGGCTTGGTTCGAACCTCAGAAGCCTTCCGCGTCTTCAGTCCGCCAAGCTGACCTGGCTTCAATGTCGTAGTCATGTGTGGGAGTCACTTGACCTTTCGGTAGAGGGTCGAGAGAGTGTAGTCGTAATCTTCGCCTCGGTTCTTACCGTTGCATGGCGTGTAGTATCCACAGCCCGAACAAGTGTATCGACCAGGCGCAGGGTAGATCGGCAAAGATGGAGTAGTCATCTCAACCGCCTGCATACTTACATTATACCCGATCTGGTCAAGCTCGTACGGGGTCTTAATGATTGGGAACCGCTTGTGGAATACCGGTGCGTCCTTCGACTTCAGCCATCCAATGAACTCATCATAGCATCCGTTGCTGTATGAGTCAAAGTCGTACTTCTTAACGTGTTCTAAGAAGACGGCAAGGTTGGTTCCCTGCTGCTTGTTCGTACTGAAGTTACGACCCTTGATTGTATTCTTCAGAAGCGCAGGCGGCTTGGGGTAGTCCTTACGGTATTCGGCATAGATAAAGCCGCGAACGTCCAGGCCCAGTACGGATCGGAGAGCCCAAGAGTACCCTCCAACCTGATCGTCCAACTGGAGATAGTTATCGTTCTGCTGGATGGATGCTGCTGTCTTGTGGTCCCAAACGAAGTATCCTCCATTGGCGATATCCTCAATCAGCATGTCAACACGGCCATCGAAAGTAACAAGAGCACCGACAGGATGGAACTGCCCACACTGACCCTCATTCGTACCCGGAGTGAAGCATCGGATTGGCTCACCAGTACGTGGATTGTTAAGAGGAACCTGGAAAGGAACCTCAACCATCACCGGTCGGAACCAGTCATCCTCAACAGGGTGAATGTAGTTGGCATAGTGTTCGATCATTCCGATGCCGAGATCGATTCGCTCGGAATAATCGTCGCCTTCCGCAACCATCACGCGTTCCTGATTCGTGGCTTCAAGGAAGTTAGCGCGCTGGCGTTCGCACTCGTCAGTGAAGGCCAGGATCGCGCGACTGGCCTTCTCTTCCTTGCTAGTGGTCGACCACGTCTCAGGGTCGTAGAAGGTTTCCATACCGATGTGGAAGGCGATGCCCAGCTCTAGAGGCCGGGGAGCCTGGTCAAGTACGAAGCCCTGACGGTAAGCCCAGTCCCAACGTCGCCGACAACCCCGGAAGCTCCGAAGCTCTGACGTGTGGACCTGATGGGTTTCTCGCTGTTCTGCTGACTGTGAAGGGTGGGTGTCCGGAGACTGAGCCATTCTCGACTCGTTTCTGTGTGTATGTTCGGCATTTGCCCTGTGTTGGTCGTGCAAAAACGCCGGTAGCCGAGGGTATGAAGCTTCACCCGACTACCGGCGTTCTGTTAAACAGTATAGCACACCCTGCAACAGGTGTCAACTATGCATTTGGGTTCACATCTGGCGCCGCGTGTCGACCTTCTGGATTCATATTAGAGGTCTGGTCAACGACCGTGGGAGTATCGTTGGGAACAAACCCAACTGCGATCGTGACTACGCACGCCAGAATAATCTGCACAAGTGCAGGACGCGAAAATGCGTCGTGCTGAATCAGAGTATTGACTGCGGTAAGTGCAGTCGTCAACCCAGAGGCAATTACCTTGCCGTATGGCCACTGCGGAAAGTTAGCTGCATTCCATACCGCTGCTGCACCTACAGCAACGAGGGCCACGTTCACCCATTCGGTCGGTCCCATTGGCTCGGTGGAGGTAAGCAACGGGAGAACCGCCACCAAGATTGCGCCGACCAGGTGAACAAACGCTTTGAGATACGTCTTCACTACTGGCTCCGCATATTCGGGTCCGTATCTAAAATCCCGGGAGGTGCCGGGGGATACGGAATTCCACTATTCTTAAGTAAATCTACAATCTTACGTGCCCAAATGACAAAGTCATTCTTTTCGCGCGCAAAATGCCTATTGGCTTCCTCCAGGGAGTCTACACGCTCACTCAGAGCATCTAGCCTGGCCTCCGCTTCTGCACGTTGCTTCCGCAATTCAATATTGTCCTGTCTCCAACCGTCGTCACGGGCCTGATTTACCTTGGCCAACTCCGCAGCAGCGGTAATTTCCTGTGCTGATTTCGCCGTCCTCGAAGTGAACTTCTGTGCTACGAAGACACCGAGGAAACCAACAATGGAAATCGCAAGCGAGACAATTTCCGACGAGTTCATTTATTCGCGAGTCCTCACTATCACGCGTGGGTCCGTTGGGTCGGGCCATCCTGCGATAATGAGGATGAATGCTGTAACTAGTGCCCAAACCAGGAAGCCAAACAAGGCACCTGGATTCCCGTATACACCACCTGTAAACCAATAGATGATTTGGGACCACAGATAAAGCAGAGTCCACAGGATAGAAGGGACTAGGATTGCGTTGAATCCGATACCGTCCCGAGGGTGGATTGTGCGCCTAGAACGCAGCAATCCGCACACGATGGCAACGATCCCACACAGAAACCAGACAACGCCCATCCAATGATTCTGCAAGAGATCAAAGACGTAGATGGGTTCTGGCTGTGTCGGTGTGGAGAAACGTTGCGCACGTGGGTGTGCAAAAACAGCAAATCCGTAGCACAGCCAGATCAATCCTGTAATGACCAGGATTGCACCCCGGCGACCGATACGCTCGGTGGTCCTACGGAACTTAATCACTCGATACATTGTCCCTCTTTCGCTTAAAGGAGAGAGGGGCCCAATGATATTCGGATGGCGACTCGTACTTTATAAAGGACCAGCATCCCCACAACGATGAGAGGACCAAGAGCCACTTGGCTATGAACAGCCAATTAAAGTAGTCTCCGAAATGGCCAAACTCTCCGATTCCACAGAGAATGCACAGGCCGAGCAGGGAGAGAAGACGTACTTTTTGCCCTATAGTTGCTGACTTCTCAACAGTAGCAGGCGTCAATAAAAGTAATAGAAAGATGTGAGCCAGAAAGCCGATCCGAAAGCAGTCAACGACTGTCATAGGCAGGTCGGCAAATGGCGTAGTCGGGCCGGATGGTGACGTCAGGGAGAGCCAGTCATTCCAATTCATAGCGCGTACCATTCATTGCAATAGTCAGCTAAGGCACGCAATTCTGTGACTGGTGACGCCACCATTTCATCGAATTTCTCGATGATGCGCTTGTCTGTAAGCGCACAAGCACGACACCAAATGTCCTGTGAGGTGTCGAACTCGACAATGTTGAGCTTAATTTTGCACTTCTGACAAACCCTGAATAGAGGCATGGTCCGCACCTACCAATCACATTTACGTGACCATGCCTCTAGTATCTCACATCGGGTCAGGTCCCATTGTGTTGTGAGGGATATACTCACGCCATTCCTGCTGCGGAGGTCGTTCCTGACCCATGGCTTCATATGGCCACTGGTCCAGCGTAACTCCGACACCCCACTGAACACGTGATTCAAGCTTCTTAGGGTGGATTGGCACACCCATCCGATGCTGAAGCTTCTCGATAGCGTCTTCGTAGTCCTTGCCACCGTCAGCGTCAAACAGAATCCACACCCGACCACAGTGAGTGCAGACAAGATGTGGCAGCTTCAGAGGATCACGAGCACGCAGAACTGTCTTCGGCCACCCGTTAGGATCATGTGGGTTGGGTAGATCCGTAGGGCCGACCATTTCGTTGAAATCGAATGTGTGACCCATTTTTTCGCAATCTTCATCGTAGATTGCTTGGCGCGTCACGTCGTCTACGTCTGCCATTTCACGTCCAAAGAATCCAGTTAATCGCGATAGAAGACTGCCTCATATCCACCGCTGATCCACTACCAGTCGAAGCGGTAGAGCCTGTCATGTTGTGATTGTGTCCATACGTTGTGTGCGTATAGGAACCGTCACCCGCCGTCTGTCCGCCGTGGAAGTGGTCACCGTTCGCGTCCTGACCATATGGGAGGCCGGAACCAGTCGGGATAGTACCCGAGAAGTTGTGACCACCGTGGGAACCACCGTTGTTCGTGTTAAAGCCGTGAGTGTGGAACGTCGTGTGGTCGTGCTTATGCGAGTCCGTATCGGTGACTAGCGTTCCTGCTCCGTGCGTATGCCCGGGAAGTTGAGCCGATGTAAGGACGAGTGAATTAGCACCAAAGAGTGTGCCGAGGGCTTGGGTCGCGGAGGCACCGACAACCACACGATCCCTAAAATCAGGAACGGTGAAAGTAGTGCTTCCGTCACCAACTCCGAAAGGCAGGTTAGTGCCAACAATAGATTGATCCTGTACCCACTGCCACAGGACAGCGTAAGTCGTACGGGAAATAGCCTGACCTTGCAGGAGTACAGTGTTTGCCGGAGCAATAGTTCCGATCCAAGGCTGAATCACCCCGGTCGGATTACGAGTTGTCTTGCTCTGAAGCGTTGCATTCATGTCATCGATCTGCTGCTGCATCGACGCAATCATTGCAACGGGATCGTCAAGCGGCCTATCGTCTGCCATTTCTCCTCCTCCCTCAATTAGGCAAACTGAGGTGTAACGGTTTCCTTACCGGACGCCTCAACCTTGATCTGTCGCTGACGAATCCGATACGTACCAGCAATACCAAGCTGCTCGTGCAAGGTGTAGGACACCGTATCCCCGACGTCGTACATCGAGAGGTCGGAGTCTGGAGTCACCAGGGCATCCGGACCAGGAACCCACAACACATCGTCACGTGCATTAACGAGAGCCTGTGTGTACTGATCCAAAGTAGCCTGCACAGAGACACCGTTAAAGTTCTGCATGATTGCCGAACGGCCATACGTAGCCTGAAGCTGCGTATTGAAAGCGGAAGAGTAAATCGTACCGTTAGTTGCACCGGTCGAAGTGCCCGTGCCGTACGCATCCGACGCCACGTCCTGAGGTGCCACCGAAACCAAAAGGTTAGTGTTGGTGACGTTCCTGGCATCGAAAACGATAGCGCCTTCACCCGAGGACCGATCCAGACCTCGCAGCGGATACGACATGTTCAACTGCCGAGTGGTCGGGTCCACCCAGTAGTCAAAACCATTCTGAAGTTGCGACAGGTTGTAGAGCATGGTGCCCACATAGTCCAGCTCAGTCTTCAGATAGGTAGCATCCCGCAGGACACCCGAAGCCGTAATACCCGAGGTATCGATTCCGAAATGGCCGAACGTCAAGTTCTGCCACTGATCCACCAGAGCCTTACCAATGAGGAACTGGTCAATTTGCTTGAACGTCAGATCCGTCACCACAGCCATCATGTCGAAGTAGGCTTCGAGACCCTTGGCGTTAATGGTGAGAGAGTTGTTCTGAATCTGACCAGTGATCCATGGTCCAGCGAATACCAGTCGACCATTCCGGTACAGCCAAAGCTCCGTTCCCTGCGTAGACAGGTTCTGGAGACGCTGCACAATCGGATCAGTCAAGGACGAGAGCTGGCATCCCACGTTCAGAAGCGATGGCTTATTCAGCGTTTGGGTGTATGAAAGGCCATCGAAACTGATAGGATCAATCTGGATAAAGGTAGGCGGACCACTCTGCTGTGGAATGCGCGCAACGCAGACCAGCTCATATACTGCTGCCGTACTTTCTTTCGGAATCAGGGCAGACGCAACGGCAGACACCTCACGGATAACCGTGTGGTGTCCCATTGTGAACTTACTTGCGATTCCATGGCCCTGAAGCGTGACCGGGCCAGGGGTAACTACAGCCGTGCCAAAAGCAAGTCCGGACGGAATCCCCGTGGGTCGGGTCATGAAACCCATGAGGATGGTTGCCGTACCGAACAGGTCCGGATCACCAGGCTTGGGACCGATACCCGAATGCTGAAGGGTTACCGGACCCGGCTGAACCGTGGCATGGCCTGCAACGAACCCAGTCGGAATACCATGGTGCGAAAGCGTGGCATCCGCGTGAGTGACTACAGCCTTACCGAAAGCCGAAGCACTAGGAATACCCTTGTGCGCAAGGCTCTGAGTACCAGACTGAATCTCGATTGCGACAATGGTCGCGATCTGACTAGTCGGGTTAGTCGCACCGGCTGTGTAAGCACCGGCAACCGCTGCTGGCTGAGTAACACAGTCAACTACGTAGTGAGACGATTTGTAGTCTCGGTGAAGCTCCGTGCTACCAGCACCACGATACGAAATTGTGGTAGGAGGTGTGACACCGTTGTAGTCACAGCTCATCCACGCAATGATTGAGTCATTGCGCTCGGTAGTGATGCTGACGTTCGGAGTTGACTGCTTAGTCGCGGAAGCAATAGCGGGAGTCGCATCAATCGTGGCCGCTGTCCACCGAGCGAACCACACCGAGTGATAGGAAAACGATGTAGAACCGCCACCACTGTAGTTAACCGTAATGGTTTGTGCTACAGAGTGTGCGGAATCTGCTACCGCAGTCCAGACCCGCATAGGCGATCCACCGCTGACATTGATGTTTGCCCGTTCAGTAAACGGCAAGCCAGCGGAGGACGAGATGCTAGAGACAGTTACAGATTCATTCTCCGACGTGGCGAAGACAGTAATGACCTCGCCGACAGCAGGAGTGAATGAAGATGACGTACACGATGAGTTCGAGTACGACGTGTCAACGGATACTAACTGATCCGCTACAAGAACAGGTGCCACCTTCTCCTCCTAAGAAGGGGAAGGTATTAGTTAGAGCTTGAAGATCTTATTGGGACCCGAATCCCATGCGATGTTGATGTTACCGCCGTTAGGCGTCACTGGAAGGTTAGTTGCATCGTCAATGTAAGCAATAAGACGCTGAGCACTAGTAGCCAGATCAGCGCCACCTCCCGGAGCAGACGACTGGTAAAGAATGTAGCAAGAGCACGCAGTACCAGTCGGAACAGAGTTGAACGTAACCGGGTCGGCATTCGCCACACCACCAGTAACCGTCGGAGTGGTAAGGGTCTGAGTGGCAACAATGGTTGCACCAGAACCAGTCACATCCGAAAGGACCTGGTGTGCATCATTGAAAGTGTAACCTCGCAGAAGCGAGACCTTAATGGTTCCCGTGTTCCAGTCAATGGAACCATCGAGGAAACCCTCACGACCCTTAGAGTAAAGCTGCGAAGTCATCTTAACCTGCCCAAGTGTCTCGGTAATCCAACGTGCACAGAACCGGAGCACCGGCAGGCACAGTCGTAAGGTAAATCTGGTTATAACCCTCTTGACCCGTTGGGTCAGCGTCGATACGGAATGGGTCACGAGGAAGCGCCCACGCACCGTACTTTGACTGACCGTCCAGGGTAATCACCGAACGGGGAGCACCGGTGATTCGAGACTGCATATCCCCAACGAGAGAAGAACCCTTAGGAATGTTCAGCGAAACATCGAATGAAACCTGAGAAGTGACGTTCGTCAGGATCACACGAGTAAGGGTCACACTCTGCGATGTGATAGTAATGACCGGGTATGCGGCGATGTTACCCAAATTGGTGACGTTAATGAGTGTTGGGTCGCCAAATACTGGTGAATTTGGGATAACGACTCGGTGAGGGACCGCAGAGTAGTGGCGAGGGTCAGCAGCACGGAGTGCAAATTTTTGATTTGCGAAGTGAAGTTGCTGATTGTTTCGCTCGCGGATAAGGTCTGTGGGTCGGACATACATCATCCTCGCAACGTCATCGGGATGCCGCCAAACCAACTGCCAATCTTCGTTCCGTTGCGGAACCAAGGCTCGCAGCAGAAGATTCATGTTGAGTTCTACGACGTCCCGGCCCTTGCCCACGTTCATCTCAAAAGTAACAACGCGTGCAGACTCCAGGTCGACCCCTCGGAGCGATCCATCGGCCCGAGGGAAATCCTGGTCGCTCGTCCTCACTGAGAGGCCGCCGAGACCGCTGGTGCCCTTGACGTGGAATTGCGTGCCGGAACCGATGAGCATACGGTTCGGCCCAATCCAATATTGATAGTTGAATGGCAGGATCGTAGCCTGCTGTCCACTACCACACGTCGTGACCGACGGATTGTTTTTGGACTGAAGTGGGCCGAATGCAGTCAGAATACCAGTGTTCTTAGAACCGCTGGCAGAAGTACCGACACCCGTTTTGGACGTGAGCTGCTTGGGACCGAAGGAACCACCTCGGAAGGTGACGACGATCGCTACCCATTCACGGTAGGAACTCAGCCAACAAGAGATGTTGAAGAACGACCGGACGGACGCAATCAAATGGTGATGCGTACATCTGGTCCGATCAGAGTCGTCGTTATAGATGCGGTTCGCATAGGAGTACGGACTCAGGGCCTCGAACAGCCGGATCAGGCCACCCGAGAATCCACTTTGCGTACAGCCGGTGTAGGCATTGGCCACCGCACCCACAACAATTTCGTCTGCCTGAACCGTGATTCCGGTCTGACCCGAGTCACACCGATTGCTATTCGAGGTTCGGACGACGACCTGATCCAGCGCGTTAGTCTGCGACGCGCCACCGTACTCCATTGCTCGAACCTGAATCGAACGGTCATCATTCGCGGTGACCGTAATCGTTTCCATGCTCGGAGCGTTCTGGTAGTACCACATGTAAAGGTGGACGCGTCCGTACGACGCAGATCGGATCAGTACAAAGTTGGAATCCGAAATCCGTACGTTACTAGATCCTCCACCCAAAACTGCGGTGACCACTACCAGCGACCCCGGAAGAGTTGGGTCCTCGAAAGTCGCTGTGCAGCTCTTAGACTGGTAACGGCATACCGAGTTGTATGCGTTCTGTACTAGCTGAATAGTTGCAGTCATGGGCTAATCCCATGCCCACACAAGCTGCCCCGTAGCGAACTGAACAGGAGTGTTACCGTTGTTCACCGTGACTGGAGTGTCCAGCGCATTGGCGTACTCGGGGACACCACCAGAAGCCGCCGTAAACCAACCGTAATAGAGGATCTGACCCCAGTTAGCGGTTGGGTTGGGGAACGTAAAAGCTGCACCGTTCTGCTTGGTAGTGACACCCGAAGTAGTCACCGCAGCCGGGAAGTTGGTAGAGTTATTCACTACCGCAACCCGAGCATAAGCTCCACCGGTCGGCTCAGTGAAGTTGGAACCGTCCTCGTTAGGGATGGTGGTCGACAGGCCGAGATACCACGTAGCGGGTGCCCACGTGGTAGCTCCACCGCCGAACTGGGAATCGGCAATTGCCCGTTCCCTCTGGTCAGTAGCCATTACTTATCCCAATCGCAGAGCCAAGGCTGTACGACGGGCCGTTTCAACCGGGTCACCGGATTGGTCGTGGACATTCACGACCGCTCCAGCGCCGGAACGCAGTAGGATATTAGCAATAGTATCCAACTTAGAAACGACCTCGTCATTACCAGCACCGTTATAGGTGTTCGACACCATGCTATCAAACTTGGCGGTCTGGTCTGCGTCGAGGATTCGTTCTGGCTTCTTGGTAGCGTTAATCGCCAGTGTCATTCCTGGCATCAAATAGCCACCCTGGTCATACCAACCATACTGCTGCTCGTGAGCCAAAGCGCCCTGTGGGGAGCCATACCGAGAAGCAATATAGTTCAGACCGTACTGAGTCTGAAGGGCCGGATCAGAGGTCTTAGAACCTCCGTACGATGCCCAGGTAGAATCAAGGAACTGGAACATACCGTACGCAGTAGAAGTTGGGTTCTGCGCAGTATTCCGGAAACCCGACTCACGCATGATGACCGCATACAGCGCGTCCCACTGCGCTCCGGTCCAGCCTCGGGCCGCTGCCATTGCCTGCACGAGAGCGACGTTGCCGCCTGCTGCTGCGGGTGCCGGGGCTACAGCCGACGCGATAGCGTTCTTGATTGCATCAAGGGCTGCCTGGATCTTCCCCTTGACCGCGTCTCCGATCTTGTGGACCAGAGCCGCACCCATCTGCCCGATGGGACCGTTAATCATTTTTCCAGCGAAGCTGTTGACAAGATTAACGATATCGCCAAGCGGGTCCGTGGAGAGACCCTGAGCTTGTGCACTCTGTACCTGGTTCTGAACCGAGACAGAGCCGCCCCCACCGCCATACGGGTTGTATGGTCCGATGGTTCCACCCGAAGCGAGAAGCTGAGTTCCAGCCTGAGCGTGCAGATCCTTCGCCCGATTGCGGTATTGCGGATCTGTGGGGATGACGTACTCTGGATAGCGGGGGTTGCCCTCACCGACGATGGCCACCGGGCCATTCGTCTTGAAACCTGCACCGACTCGACCACCGTTGGCGAGCATCTGAACTTCTTCAGTCAGAACGCCACCCGCAGCGAGCTTAGGAATGTCACCAACAGTTGGAATCAGGAAGAACTTCAGAACAGCGTTGAAGCCATGAATGAATCCGTTGACAACATCGATAACAGCATTCACTCCGGACTTTACAGCCGAAGTGATGTTGCCCCAAACAGTCGACGCTGTGTTCTTGATTCCATCCCAAATTGTACCGAAGAACTGCGAAACGCGATTCCAGACGCCATTCCAGTCAGCCTCGAAAGCGGCCCAGCGATCTGCGAAGAAAGAAGCAATCGAATTCCAGACCGACTGAGCCGTTGTGGAAATCGTATTCCAGATATTCGAGAAGAATGTGGATACGGTATTCCAGAGATTGGACCAGTCAGCACTGAAAGCAGCCCAGCGATCAGTAAAGAATGCAGCAATCGAATTCCAGATTTGCTGAGCAAACTGCGAAATCGTATTCCAGATCGACTGGAAGAATTGTGAAATCGTATTCCACAAATTGTTCCAGGCAGTAGTGAATGCATTCCACCTATCGGTGAAGAATGCGGCAATCGCATTCCAGACTTGCTGTGCGAAAGTGCTAATTGCATTCCAGATAGTCTGGAAGAAATTAGAGATCGTCGTCCAGAGATTCGTCCAGCTCTGCGAGAAGGCAGCCCAGCGATCCGCAAAGAAACTAGAGATCGCATTCCAGATAGTTTGAGCAGTGGTCGAAATCGCGTTCCAAATTGTGGTAAAGAAATTGGAGATCGCGGTCCAGACCTGCGTAATCAATTCATGGTGCGCCTGGAACAAACGCTGGAAGTAATCTGTGATTGCATTCCAAACTGTAGTAGCTACAGAGGAAATGCCATTCCAGATTGACTTAAAGAAATCAGAGATAGCCTGCCAGATTGCAATCGCCGAATCACGTGCCGCATTCCAGCGATCCTGAAAGAAACTAAATACAGAATTCCAGGCGTCTACCCAAGTTTGCTTGAACGCGTTTGTTCGATCTTCAAAGAACGAAACGATAGACTGCCAGATATTGCTGAAGAAATCACCAACAGAAGTCCACAGATCCGTCCAGGCAGTCGAGATCTGATTAATCATGTCGTTCCATCCGGTAACAATGTAGTTACCGAACTCCGACATGCGCTCACCGAAGTGAGTAAAGAAATCGACTACAGCATCTACTGCTTTGTGGAACCATCCGATCTTATCGTAGGCAGTCTGGAAAGCTGCCACGAGAGCCATGACGGTTACAACTACGAGCATGATTGGCCCACCGAAACCGGTGAGTGCAATCACCAGTGCGGTAACGCCGAGGACAATCGCACCCAGCCACTCCGGTGGGATAGCGTTGACCCACTTCATGAACCAGTTAACGATGTCCAGCATCAGGTTACCAAGTGGCGCCAGGCCAATGGCAAGATGCATAATGAACGTGACAAGTTGAGTCACGAAGTCAATGACCCGTGGCAAGGACTGAACTGCCAGGTCGATAAACTGCTTAAAGCCGGGGTCACTACCTAGGTTGTTTGCCCAGGTAGCAAGATCCTGGAACATCTTGACAATCTGATCCAGGATTGGACCACCGAGCTTCATAAAAGCGTCAGTGATCCCGATGATTGTCTTGATGAGAGCAACACCGATGTTGGCGAAGTCTCGAAGGACCGGGCCGATCTGCTGACCGACCATCGAGATAAAGTTCCCCCACATGGAGGAACCAAAGAAGTCCTGGAAAATATTGAACATCTGAGTAAGCGCAGCAGAAACTGGCTTCATCAGAGGTTCAAGTGTCTTCAGGATGGACGTCAACAGGTTGAATCCGGCAGCCATTGTCTGGCCGACGACACCCGCGCCAATATCCTGAAGTGTCTTAATCTCGTTCTTCAGGCCCAAAAAGGCTTGACCTGCTGAACGCAGGGACGGGGGCAGTGCATCGATTCCTGCCTGCCCCTTCTTCGCTGCTTTAGAGATCTCCTCAAAGGCAGGGACAGCCGCAATGGCGAACGCACCGACACCGACACCCGCCACTACGAATGCCGATGCGAGTGCGCCAACTGCACCCACGACAGCGATCAGAGCCGAAGACAGGATGGGTGCCAGGATGATGAGTGCGCCCATAATTGCCTGTAGGCGACTCATAGAGCCTTCGGCTTCGCCACTACCAGGAGTATTCACGAAGACGGTAGCGACACGCGTTCGTGAGACTTCGTCTAGCTTTAGCTTCAGATAGTCAAGTGCTACCTTGGCTTCAGTAGTGTCTACTTTAGCCTTAGTAGAATAGCTACGCGCTGCGAAGATCCGAAGGTCAAAGAGCAGGACGTCAAAGTCCTTACGCTCTACATTGACCCGAGCGGTTGCCGTAGAAGCCTTGCGCGCAAACTCTTCGAGATCTGCCTTCAGCTTGTCCAACTCAGCGGCAACACCACGCGAGTCAAGGTCAAGCTTTGCAGTGAAAGTCTTTCCATCAAACTCATCTGCCCGTGCAGTCGCCTCGTCAAGAGCCGCCGTAAACGGGTTGAGATCGAGGTCCAGAGTACCTTCGATTGATCCTGCATCAAAAGCCACTCTGGACCCCGATCCCTATTCAGTTATACCCAACTACCTCATCGATAGCAGGGGCGTCACTGACTCGCTCAATGCTCTTCATTCCCGGCAAGTCCATGATATCACCGGTGTCCTCAGGCTCGGAGTCTTCGCCTGATTCCCTACGAAGATGTGCATTGAGTTCTTCCATATAGACCCGCTGCTGCCACCAGGGCAGAGCATTCCACTCGTCAATACTGAATTGCAAGTAGAACTTGGCCCGGAACCACTCTAGACGCTGGTCAGGCGACTCGGTGAGTTCGTCGTACCGGGCCTCCCAGCTTCCGGGTTAATGAGGTTCCCCATCACATAACCCACGAAGCCCATGAAAGGACGGTAAGGCAACTTCTGAAGTACCTCTAGCGACGGCTGACCGCCACAGAGCTTGGCCACCTCTTCGGTGATCTCCTCTGCGACTCGCTCATAGGTAGCCTCATCGTTCACCTGATTCAGAGTGGTAGCCATCTGATCAGGAGTAGTCGAATCGGCAGCGTCCTGCCCTACGAGGCCCATTTCCTTGAACTTGGCCTGAATGTTCTTCAGGAACTCATTCACGGCATTGCGAGAAGGCTCCGGGATAAATCCCTTGTGCCCATCGCCGGGACCCAACCATCGAGGATCGGAGAAGTCATACTCAAGTGACCCTCCGATCGAATCAATATCGAACTTAGGCATTGCCTTACCGTCCCCACCCGAAGGTGATAGCAGGAACTACGTCAATTACGACGTAGCAGGGAGATTCATCTCCCGAACCACCATATCAGTGATCGGAGAGAGAAGCCGGAACGACACCGCGTAGACGCGCTGCGTCTTCGAACGAGTGTAGTCCGTCTTCACAGTGGCGACCGAAAGCACGTCCTGCCACAGGATGCGCCGCCAGTACGACTTGTTATTGATACCCTCAATACCAAGCGTCAGGTGGTCAAGCTCCTCAGTGAACTTGATTTCCCGGTAGCCAGGCTCCGTAGCCGTAGGCGCAACAGTGTTGATAACACCGCCACCGTAGGCCAGAAGCATCGTCTCCAAGGTGTCCTCGGAGAGCGTGGTGTCAATCGTCGGATCGAGAGAGTCAGTGGCAACGTCAACAGCGTTGCTCTGCTCCTCAATCGTAATGTCAGTCGTCTTACGCGACCAGTTCAGAGTAACACCGGAGGTCGTGGCACCAATCGGAGTCCACAGTGGGTTACCCTTAGTGGCATCCGTCCAGTCGCCACCAAGCGGAAGCGCATTGTCCGGAAGCGTAGCCGACGGGTCATAACCCTGGTACCACACGGCAGCAGGGCCACGAACAACGTTCTTGCTCTCATAACGGGGAGAAGGACCCGGCCCAACAGCCATGATTACTTACCCTCCACCACAACGCGCACGCCGCAATCCTTGGCAAGCTTCTCAACCTTGTCAGCCTGCTCGGACGACAGCTCGACACCCAGCCGCGTAATGACCGGGACGTCCTCCACAACGAAATCACCGGACGGCCACACCGTACGGGCCTTCACCTTGCCACTCTCGGCAGGGGCAGGCTCATCGGCAGTCGGAGAAGCCGGGGCAACGTCGTTAGTCTGAGCCGCATTCTCGTCAGCCGCAGCCGACACAGAATCGGAGTCAGACGCTCCACGCGCCCAAGCCTCCGTCGCCTCGGGATCTGGACCCATAGCCATATCCACTCCAATTAACTATTAATCAAAAGGCAGGTACAGGTTCGTACCCACGTGAAAAATGTACTGACACTGGAAAGTCCAGCGGCTCTGTGCGTCCGTAATTGGACTAGAAGTGGGAGCACCTGACATTCTGTAGATGCTCTCAATGTGAACACCTTCAGCAATATCAAAGTTGGTCGGTGAAGCAAGGATCACCGAGTCAACTTCATAAGCAATGTCCTCAGCGTCGCTGAAATTATCAGCTCCACCACGGCACTGGAAATTGTAGGCCGGATTGTCGAAAGCACCTTCCGTATCGAATCCCCGACCAGGCTGTGGAATAATTCCAATAGCCCGATGCGGGAGGTTCGGAGGAAGGCGCCCAGGAGAGAGCAAAGCTCCACTAGCGAGCTGTGGCTCAATCCAATCAATAATGTGCTGAACCTTCAAACGGGGGACAGCAACATCAAAGGTGCCCGGGATTGTCATATGTGCGGCAACCCCTCTGGACGACGGCCATAAAGCGGAGGCCGGTCATAAACAACTGCCCCATCCCGAGTAACGAATGGGTGACCAGATCCGTCCAATTCGCCAATTTCCTTAGGTGCATTATCGAAAACAAACTGAGCAAATTTCTCAGCCGTATCGATCATAGCACGCTCTAACCCAAGGCCCTCGTCGTCAAGCACCTTGTTTGCAATTTCCTGCATGAGAGTCACCATGTTTTCCAACATTGGTGCCCTGAGGTATTCTGCCCGACCCCCACGCGGGTGGTTGAAGGTCAGAGTTTCGTGCTGATTTTGAGCATAAGCCTGGTCAACCACGCAATGCGCAGTGATGTGACCGACACCGATGTTCGCCCTAAGGATATCAATGCGTTCCCGGAACGTGCCCACGCTACTCCCTAACGCCACTGGAATTCGGGAGGAATGGTCCCTTCCGGAGCATTGAAGATCGGTGCAGACGGGAAGAGGGGACCGTCATACTGATTGAATACGGTCCCGTCTCCACCCGTACCACTAGAGATTTCGTCTACCGGGACCTCAACAGTTCCCGTCGTGATTCCGGTCAGCAGGGCAAGCGCCCTATTGTACCGCTGAATTGACGAATCAAGAGTGGACTGAAATTCACGTCCGGTGCGGTAGGTCAGCGTACACAAGTACACTGCGATATCTACTGACAGATTGTGCAGAAGGGCAGGCACCTCCGTATCGGAAAGTGCCTGCCCGTCCACCGTAATAGGCAATACATACCGCTTACGCAGAGCTGCATTAATCTGCTCGTCTGCGTTTGAAATGGCAAACTCAATCTGGTCTTCATCGAGAGCGTTCGGGGTCAGCGACTCAGCATCGCCACGTGCCCCAGTCAATACTGCCCGAACGTCCTCAACCTTTGAGTAAGCCATCTCGTATCTCCTACCCGCTCAGTAATTACTTAGACGCTGCACTGGCGGACGGCTTGTCCCCCGACGGAGTACGCGGCGCGGACTCACGGGCCGACTGTGGGGCACTCTCATCCCCCTTCAGCGGGTCCAGATCCGAACCGACCTCCGCCAGGTGCGGACGAGCACCGGCAGTGAGGTACTGAATCTCATCATCGAGGAGATTCGGGATGACGTCACCCTTGCGGTAGCGGGTCATCTTCACCCGACCGGTAGGGCTGTCCAGCGAATCGGGGTCAATTCGAACCCACGAATCCGCGAGAAGACGGTACTCAGCCATTATGTTCCCTCCCTACCAATCAGATAGAGTACGAAGCCGGGTCAACCGACGTACCCTGAACACCATTCAGAAGAATGATGGACTTCGGGTTGTCAATCGCGACCAGCGAACGACGGGTGATATTCGAACGGTACGACTGGTTGTCCTCGTTGTACCGCAGCGGGGTAACGTCGAGAGGCCACTCGTCCGAGATAAAGCCCATCGTGTTCCGCTGGCAGATAATGACCCAGTTCGGGTCAAGCCGCCACGTGGTCATGACGTCCAGGGTCATGAACTTGCGAGGCATAACGCCGGTGTACCGGAGCTGCTGGTTCGCCAGCGGAGAGCTAGCGAAAACCCGGTTAACCTCATCCGAATCGATAAGGCCAGCCGCCGTCGACGGGTGCATAATCAGGGTGTCCGGCTGGTAGTTAAGCCGGTCCATGTTCTGAGCGCCGGTAGGCTGCTGCGACTGGATCGTGTAGATCGCGTTCGCAATGTCCTTACGGATACCGGACGTGGTGCCGGTCCCGAGCCAACCGCCGGACGCCAGGTTCGACGCAACCGCAGTCAGAATGTTCGGGTTCTGCGTGACCGCATTGATGAACACCTTGTCCCAGGTGATCGTGAATGCATCACGGACCATCTTCAGCTCATCGGCAACACGGCCGACGTCGTTCCGGGTCTCCATCTCCTTGGAGATCTTGAAACCCAGACCGCGCTTCGTGGTCGCCGCCGTGACCGGAAGCGTCATTGGCGCCTCAGTCATCGGGATCTCGCCGAACTCAGCGACGATCTCAGCGCCATTCGCCGCGTACATAGCGATCTGCTGCTCGTAAGCAACAGCACCACCAACGGCAGTCGGGCCCTTACGCAGGACCCAATCCGCGAGCACCGAGTCGTGAATCAGCTGACGAACGAGGTTCGGAACCCGGGTTGGGCTCTTGACCAGCTGAGAAACAGTCCACTTTGGGCCGTCGTAGGACGTACCCACCCGCACAGGGGAAGTCATTACCTACCTCAATTCTCAATAAACTTAACGGTGTAAGACTTAGCGCCGCTAAGCTTACCGGGAAGAATCTGCGAGCCAGAAGAAATATTGATAGTGACGTGTTCCGTGCCATTCGAGTCGCCCATTCCGGTAGCCAAATACTGACTACTGGTAGGCTCATCGCCACCATCAAAAGTCTGAATGGTGTTCTGATTGTGGACGGTATAACCATCCACCTGAAGGGCAACGTCACCGGATGCCATTATCAGGCACCCACACCCATAAGCAGGATCTTGCCACGCGCACCATCAGCGATACCCGCAGGGTCGACACACCGACCGACGATCTGGAGTGGGTTAGGGGTAGCGCCACCCGAGGCAACCGTTCCGGCGGTCGAACCGACGATGACATAGTCACCGAAGGCAATCGCACCCTTTGCGGTCAGACGCCACACACCGTGAACCGCAACGGCAACCTCATTGGGAGGAAGCTGCGCCATGTACGTCGGGTTACCCCACGCGTCAGTGCCGCTCTGAGACGGAGTGGGAAGCCCAGCCGCGTCACCGATTGCCACACCGAGGCAGTGAATCGTCGCCGACGCAGCAGGCTTAATGAAACCCGGGTTCGCGGAATCAGGCTCGACAAGCTGGCCACCATTGATGTTCACGTTAGCCGAGAACGTCAGTGGGCCAAACTCAAGAACTGGCTTGATACCAGCCATTTTTGACCTCTCTTACTATTTAGCTATTAAATTGCAAACTTAGGAAGGCATCTGGATCTGAGCGTGACCACCCAGGCCGAGGAAATCGACCCAGCCGTCAAGATCCTCCTTCTCCTCAGCCCCAAGCGAACCCACCTGGTGACCGACCTCCGCAGACAGATCCACGGTGCCCTTCATCGAATCGAGAAGGCCGAGCATCCGCTCCTTGTCCGTGGTCTTACCACCGGAGGAAAGCTCAATAGCGTTGTCCTCAGGCTGAAGCATGACAGGCTCAGCCATCGCAATCGCAGCCGGGGGAACACCCTGCGAAAGAAGAACCTCCTTCTTCGCCTCCCACTTCTCCCGAGCGAGGTCGCGACGCATATTCTCAATCGCGGTCCGCGCCTCAGTGTCAACGGGGGCAACCGGAGGGGTCACAGCGGTCTCCTTAGGCTCACCGAGCGAAAGGACAACCGGGTCCTTAGCAAGGTCCTCAATCAGCTTGCGCTCCTCCATGTAGGAGTTCAGCGCGTCAAGCTGCTCCTGCGAAAGCTCAGGCATCTTCGTCTCTCCAACTGGCCTGTCGTTAACGAAATCAAAGCCGGGGTCGATGACCTCATCCTTTTCGAGATCAAAGACACCGGCCGAAAGGTTAATAACTTCATCCTCGGTGTTAGCACCGTTGGAAAGCTCTACCTTTTCCCACGGGTCCATACCGTTGATGCGCGGAACCAACGTTCCACACACATGCTGAATTGCGCCCTCGAAGGACTTGCCATCAGCACGCTTAATGCCCAGCTCGATACGTGGAGAAACCCCAAAACGAGGGTACTTCTCAACATACTCAGCCGACGCCGGGTCCTTGGAGAAATCAAAATATCCAAAGACACCCTTGCCGGGGACGTGCTCCATGTGCGCAAGCGTTCCGCCCCTACGCATAGGGTCGTTGTTGTGCTCGCTTTCGGAGCCACCGAACTGGAATGGCACCTCATCGAAGGCGCCTTCCTTGAAGGAGTTCACGTAGGTCTGAAGCTTCTGTGGACCGAGGTCCAGCTCAGTACCCTTGTAATCGAACTTGCCCTCGGGAAGGATCTGCTTCCGGTAAAACGTCCGGCCAGTCGCCTTATCAGTGACCTTACGGGTTTCCGTACCGGCCAGAACCGGTCCGAGAATAACAGTCATAATTGCTCCAAAGCACTATGCCTACCAGACTACACGTTACTTGCCGGGCACCTTCGGTGCAGGCTTCTTCATGTCACCTGGAGTGGGCTTCTTAACAGAATTCGACTTCGTGCCAAGGGAAGCGTGCTTCATGCTCCCATGACCCTTCAACAGCTTCTGCATGTGACCGTGCGCTTCCACAGCCGCCTTCTGCTGTGCCTCACTCACAGCCGCATGTCCCTGTGCGTGCAGAGCCGTGATACCGGCCGCAACTCGGGTGGCGTGAGTGTGGGTCAGACCGTGATTCGCCTTCAGGTGATCGGCGATGTTGTTCACGTAGTCCGGAAGCTTGTTACGCGAGGTGTCCTCAGTAGCCTCATCGGCTCCGTTGTCCCGCATGTCTTCCGGGTCACCGTCACCGTGCTGAGTGTGCTTAGGGGTAGTAACCATTTTCCCGTGTCCATCCCCACCGTGACGAACCGTGACCCACGAAGAGCCATTCTTATTCGGCTTGCCAGGGTGCGCTACGTTACCGCTATGGTGAACCATTTAGTGCTTACCCTTATTGTGTTTGGCTTTGAGAGCTTCCCATTCCTTAACTGCAAGCTGTGCAGCTGCCACAGTATCAGGATGGACCTTCTTTTCGCCGCCAGAGGGGTGACCGTGGGCCCAATTCTTTACAATCCCCACAGCCATTCTCGAAGCTGTACTCTCATCGAGACCCTGGCTTGCCATTAAATGATTACGAACATGCTGCATATATGCAGGCATCTGTTCGCCGGGAGTTTTCCATAGACCCTCATGTCCAATTGGCTCATGGGTCATGGCTTTCTTCATGGAGTCAACTGCCATGTTTCCTCCTCTCCCACCACTCTTTAATTATCAGATCTAGTGTGAAATTATTACGAATCCAGAGTATGGGATGCACTCTGGCCGCCTGCTGGCACAGAGGACCAAGTCTGTCGAACACTATGTGGGTGAACTGCTTCACCCTGGTCTCGAAGCAGATCCCTAAGATCGTCATAGCGAATGTAACAACGACCACGAATACCCCAGTCATTGCCCCAGCTATTCGTCAGGACGATTATGTCTCCGAAATCCGGATGGCCCGGCCAGAAGCCATTGGCCAGAATGCAATGCCCACCGGCGACTGATCCTCCAACGGAGAGGAGACCTCTGTCGTCGGGTTCCTCCATGGAGTCATACCAATTGATACCGAGGATGACGGGACCGCGACGAACAAGGGTGTCGCAGACGTCGTCAATACCGAAACACCATGCGTAGCTGTCAAAGTAGCTCAACTCCTGACATGCCTTCATGGCCGCGAGGACGGTGGCTCCTTCTCCTCCGAAGTCGCGACCTTCAAGCTTGTCAATCTGGACTGCACCCTTGAAAATCTTTTCGGCCATGTCCGCGTCGGTCGACCACTTCTGCGGGGCAGCCGAAAGAAAACCGGCCGAGGCAAATCCGGTGCACGCACCTTCCTGTCCCTGGTCAAGTGCATCCGGACGCGTAGCCCAAATACGCTTATAACGAGGGGTAGGTCCAATAAGCTTCCGGATTCCATAGCTCCGACTCTCAGGGTCAAAGTGTGGAATCCGATTGAATCTACGATTTAGCATCTTCTTCTTGCTTCTTTTCCGTTCGTGCACCCTGATACGCAGCCATTGACGCATAGATGTTTGCGAACAGGGAGCAGATAATCACAAAGAGGACTGAGTTAGCCCAAAAGATAATCGCAATAGGAGACAGCAGTGTCCACACCACTAGGCAAGTGAGGTGAAGACGCCGAATCCACGTCTCCACGTCACTTACCGTAGTTCTTATTCGACTGGCGACCAGAGTTCGCTACGGACGTGGCACCGAAAGGCCGCGTCCCAGCCGTACTCGGACGCGTAGGTGCGCCGCTGGCAACGGTTCCGCGAGCGCCTACCGAGGTCGGGGAACCCTGCGGGCGGGGCGGGAGTCCATTCCCCTGCTGCTGGCCCCCAGTTGGCGCCTGCGGGGACGAAGGCGACGGTGGCTTACCGGTGGGCCCCATTCCCGGAGTCGCAGCGTTAGCCTTCTTAGCATTCTCTAGCATCTGCTGCGAGTTCTGGACTGCGATCTGAAGCTGCTGGAGTGAGGTGGATTGGGGAGAACCGTTGACCTCGATATCCTTAGCAACCTTACCAGGATCCAAATTGAGGATACCAGCAACACGTCCAATAAGCTCGTTATAGAATTCAACCGGAACCGTCGCATTCTGTGCAGCCATGATCTGCTGAAATGCGGCAAGGGCTGCCTGATCGTTTTCCTGAGAAAGAGGACCGAACTTAAAGCGTGGAACGGGAGCCTTGACACCAAAGTTATAAGCAATAAGCGGGCCAATCACCTCGTTGGTAATCTGACGCGCCATGTCCAGAGCGACCATCACCCGGGAGCGGTTATACATTTGCTCCATAGTGGTAGCAAGTGCATAGGAACCGTGACCGGTCGCCTGTTCGGTCGTGAGCTGAAGGAAGCCCATCAGACCGGCATTCAGCATTTCCATGTCACAGAAGTGAAGTGCGTCCTGGAAATACTGCGCACCCTTACCAGAAGATTCGTAAGGGTCTACTGTGGTTTCGGCTCCAAGAGCCAGCACCGATTTGCCACGAAGACTCGCCACCTTCCGAGCGTCATTCCGCGCCTGGATTTCATCCTGGTTCCGGACGATGGTCTTAGGCAGGGCCGTCTGGTCCAGGAACTGATACCAGAGCCAACGAATCTTGCGCTTGGTGAGGTAAATGTGGTAGGGGACCTTCATTTCCGAGACGCCGAGCAGTGGATCACGCCACGAACCGTGCACGTAAACGAAAGCTCGCTCGGATGGAACCTTTACCCACATCGAAGCCGGTGCATTAATGTCCGGACGCAGGTCGCCATTCATCGTAGGGACCGAATTGGAATCGGTGTACGGGTAGATGAGTGGCATCTGACGGAAGCCGCGAGGTTCAGCGGTCCGTGCGTCCAATGCAATCTCGCACGTCTCTGGAGGACGGAATGCGAGCTTGTGGTAAACGATCTTACCGTCGTCGTTTACCTTGAAAACCTTCTCAAAGTACGCCCGCTTGTTCACGAACGCCGAACACATCTGCTGAATCAGTTCCTCAACGGTAGTCATAGGACCACCCTGGTGAGGAAGTGCAGTCAGAGCATCGTAAATAAACTCAGCTTGTCCTGTATCACCCTTCGCTGGCTCAATCGACCACGGAGCAGCCATGATTGGGTACGCCAGCATAAGCTCAATACTTTTGGCAGTGCCATCCGTATCAAGCATGTGGTGATAATCAGCGAGTGAAGGCTCCGCTGGTGAGTAAACGTCACCATCAAGCCATCCACCGAAGTTGGAATCGTAGGGAAAACTACTTCCCAGCTCACCAACTGGCGGATTATCCGCGTCGTAAAGCTGCTCAGTGACCGGTGCAGGCTGTGCACCTGCTCCAACGGCATCATTACCGGTAAGGCCGGATGCCGTGTAGTTATTATAGATCGCCATACTTACGACCTAACTGATTTCGAAATCGGCAAAGCTAAATGGGTCTTCTACAAGCTCCGCCCAGTCTATAGCAAGTTCCCCGGAACCATCATCACGAGCCTTCGTATCCCATTCGAAAGCTGCGGTGTCAGTGTCAAGCAATACACCGCCTGCTGAGGCCCACATTGCGAGGGCTACAGCGTCTCCCTTGTCGGGGGATCGTCCGATTCGCTTGCGGAGGTCGTCCTTAGATTCGATAACAACCTTTCCACCGGGCACTGTCTTCCAGCGTGGGGCCGACAAATCCACGGTGAGCTGGTCGTCAGGAGGAAGACACAAGGTTGGGTTTCGTGCAGGATCCAAACGCTCTCGCAAGCGCCACATGAGAGCTGCACGGAGGTTGTAGAATTCAATCTGGCCTGTTGCGTCGACCAAGGAGGTTCGGTTACCAACGTTGACACCCATTGTATAATGCTGTGTCTTCTTCAAGGCGTCATAGGTACCCGCACCGACACCGTTGGTATCGACCACAGCCATATCACCAACACCAGCGCGCAATTTACGAGCAAGCATTTGCGCTGTGCCTATCGTATCACGCTTAGGCATGGTCTCTACCTTCGTGATTACGTCTCCGTATCGGTAGGCAAAGGCGGTTTTGTCGCTACCGAATCGTGCAATGTCTGCACCGATGATTTGACGAGCCTCAGGGTCCGGCTTTCCACCGGTGGCCTCTTCCCATTCCAACCAACGCTGCTGTGCGTCCTCAATCCAACCGACTGGAATTACAGAGAACTCATCAAGTTCGGGGAACTCACCCTCGACCTTGGCTTTCCATAGGGGAGACCCTTCACCGAGTTCGACCTTGCTTTCTTCGACCCAGTTGGGTCCAGTGAGGTCTTCGATAACTTCCGGCGGAAGATACTCCCCGGTAAACCGAGGATTGTCGAGGACGGAAATCTTAATCGTATTCCATCCGGAGCCAGGGCGGCAGACCTTACGAAAGTATGACGAAGGATCAGTCGGGTTTCCGATGGCGAGGATACGACAGTTATCACCAGTAGTAATCGCTGAGGCAGCGAGGAAAAGCCACTCGGGGATACCGCACGCCTCGTCCAGAATGACCAGAACGTATTTACGGTGCAGTCCCTGGAAAGCATCGCGGTCGTGATCCTGAGGCTTGCGCCCGAACCCGACCAGACGACGCCCGATAATCCAGTTGTCGGAGATCTGAACTTCACCCGGGAGTTTGGCTCGCCCATGGATCTTCCGAATCTCCTCCCAAAGGATCGCGTGTACCTGTTTCACCGAGGGGGCAGTCGAAACAACGAGAGTATCTTCCGGCGGGTGCGTATCGACCCACCATGACGCAGCGACACTTGCCGTTAGTGACTTCCCGATACCGTGCCCACTTTGCACGGCAGTCTTCTTGTTCGCTTGGATCGAGTGAATAATCTCCTGCTGCTTCGACCACAGGTGGATACCAGCCTTCCTTTTGGCCCAATCCACAGGGTCAAGCGGATTGACTTGCTGTTCAAGTTGCTCAACGGCAAAAGCGAGGGGATCAAACGCATCTTTACGAGGCACGACTCAACCAATTTGTAAGTCGGACGAGCCACCTTGGAGTAGCCTCGTCATAGTGGAACCACTTGTGCCCACGTTCACGAATGCAAATTCGATGCCATTGCATTGTGCCACCGAAATCAGTTTCGCAGAATTCATCCATTGATGACCACCGGAGCCTCCAGCTCCTCCGTGACTCGCTTCTCCAGCCGACTCGACAGATTGGCTTCCCTCTGGAATTCATCAAGAAGAAGCGCCCGTGCCTTCGAGACGCCCTCTGCATCGAGTCCCATGCGCATGACGACAGCCATGAGGATACGAATAATAAGTTCCGTCTGAGCACGACCCAGGGAGACAATCTTCTCCTCCAGAGCCATCTTGGAAACGTCCTTCAGGACACGTGCAGCCCTGTCCTGAGCACGCTCGTAGAGACCGACCTCCATACGCGTCTGCTCACCGGAAGTCTTGTGAGAATACCGCCAGTCCGCAGGGTCGAGATCAAAGAGCATCTTCTTAGTGTGCTCCTGGAACCCGATGATTTCCCCAAGGATCTTATCCATCTTCTCCAGAGCAGAAGTGTGATAGTCCTTATCGGGAACCTCAGCCCGCCTCTGGATCTCCTGCTCTAGATCTGCCTCTGTAAAAAGCACTCCGCTCTTGATTCGCTCTAGCGCGTGCTGCTGTCCACGAGGAGTAGAGAGGTGTGGAGTACAGAAATCGAATCCGATAACCTTGCTACCCCTGCAAGTAGAGTCAAACTCACAGTCCATGCCTCCACTCTACTTGATTTAGGACAACAAAAAAGCCCCACCCCCTAAGGGGTGAGGCTCTTTGTGCTCTAGGATGCTCTGGAGTTGTAGTACCGCTTAATTAGCGGGTCCTGTTCCCATTCATAAAGTTCCCTCAGTATCTCGGGAGTGATCTGGACTCGGGAGCCATCCCATGCAATGCCGCCGTGTGATAGTGCATGTCTAATGCGAGACATTCGACGGCGCTTTTTCTCCCGTTCCTTCTTCTTTTTTGCTTCTTTCTCTGCCATTTCGTCTATCTCGAACTGAGTATAGACTCTGACATTCTCAGTTCTAGGGTATCCTAGCTGGTCATCAAGGTCGTGAAGCTTCGCATACTCATCTGGAGTGAAACCTCCTCTCTCTTTAGCACGATCCATAAGCCGCTTACGATTGGTCCTTAGGACACTGCGCTTATTTCGACGTGCCTTCTGAGCTGGACTCAGGTTCTTGTACTCTTTGTGTTTCTTTTTCCGCTTGGGAGTTGTCGCTGGTTCTGGCTTGATGGATTCAGGGAGGATACCCATCATGTCCAGGAAGAGTACGAACTCGTCTGCGTCCTTTGCGAACCCGGCTACAACCTTACGTGCCTTCAGAATATCGTCATCTTCGAGTGGGTCAGGACTGATCATGCTCTCAGTCCCGAACCCAACGCTCTTTGAGTCGATCTTATTCACTTAGTTCGTTCCTGAAACAGGCTCCGGAAGGATCGGAGCGTCCTCATCGTCGTCGTCACGCCGGTGGTCACAGTACGGGCACCACGGCTGAAGCCGAATGTGGGTCATGTTCAGCACGCCGAGGAAGCTCATCCCGATTCCCGCATAGAGGAAGAGTCCAAACGAAGTGTAGACCATCCAATTGAGATCGAAGATGACTCCAACTGGCAATGCGATCATAGCCAGAGGGAAGCTGAGAGCCACACCCACAATAGGAACGAAGAAGATTTTCTGCTTGTCGTCCAACTTGTGAAGGGCCCGAAGGTAGAAATCCTGCTTCTTTACCTCAGCTTGTGGGTCAAGTGGGAACTTACCGAAGCAAATTGCACAGAGATTGTCGTTGTGCCGCCATGCCTGGATGATCCCAAACAGCAACTTAGGAAAGATAAACATGGACGGAATGAGGAAGAAGATAAGGACCCTAGCAACCCAAACGTTCCACGAAAGGATGCCATGTGGAGACTGGATTACAATAAAGAGGAAGATAAAGTAGTACGAAAGAGACACTGTGAAGCCAAGTGTGAACGCCCATGGATGGTGCGCCGCACGTGAACCCCACTTCCGCGCGTTCTTTTGTGCCTTTTCTTTGCGCTCTTCCTTGCTCTTTCGAAACTTCATCCCAGCTCCATCCATAGTGTAATGAGTAACCCCACTAGGATCACCCACACGATGACTCCGAAGTGAAAGTCTACCAGACGTGCGAAGTCATTGGCAACTGGATGACTCTTAAAGGTTCTATCTATGGGATCGTCACTAGGTTCCTCTTCCCAGTGCCAAATCTCGCCATCTTCGCCAATTTCTGTATACTTCATGCGGATTCAGCTACTTCACGGTGCACATGTGGTCGCTCGGCAGGGCAGTGCAGCCATCCACGGCGGATTGCTTCTGCGTAAAGTCCGGCGTCCGTGTTGGTGTTGGTTTCGTACTTTGCCTTAGCCAGGTCGATATACACAGCGTTGATTCCCCTTCCAAGTTCCTTAGCGATTTCCCGAACACCCATGTCTCGTGCAAGGCACTGCAAGATCTCGTCGCGCCGCTTCTCGTAGTTCTTGTAAGCCTCAGGCTTCGACGGAGGCAACCACGGAGTCTTGTTGTCAGTCACAATACTGCTCCCTAACCCTCACTGCTGCTGCGAAAGCTTCTTCATAACTGTAGATTGCAGCATGGTTTGTCACTCTAATCTTGGCATCTGTATCTGTCTCTAGGAAGTCAACTCGATACACGAAGATACCACGTGAAACCTGTTCTACCTCTGTACCGATCCAGATGTATTTTGGTTTCT